CACGGCTCTGTCATCCTTAACAGAGTCGAGAGGTCGGGGTCACTAATGCCCCGGGGGAGTTATTCTCGTGAATGAATCCATTCCACGAACGTTCCGGTTCCGTCTTACTCGGACGGTTACCCCTAACAATGGGGGCCCGACAACGTCTAGCGTTATAAACCAGTCTCTAGACTGGGTACAAACGCGAACTGGTGTTAGTGTACCAGGCTGGAGAGAAAAGATTAGTCGACCTGAGTCGGCGACATCTAGCTACTCCAGATATGGCGTGAACGTACGACCAGGATACTTCTCTTCCCTCGTTGGCTTTAATAACCCAACGTGGGGTCTAAAAGAGAGGATTGCGGGGTCTTATACTGACCCCCTACCTGGGTGTTTAACCTCCTCTAAGGCCTATGAGCTGGCCTTGGGTAACTTTTTAAGTGACGCGGGATCTCAAGTCTCGCCCTTCAAGGGTATGGTGTTCCTTGGAGAGCTAAAAGAAACCCTACGTATGCTCAAGAACCCCGCCTCTAACTTGCGAAACGGTTTCAGCGCATATCTAAAACGCGCCCGTCTCATGAGGAAAAGGTATGGGGCAAGACTAGCGACAAAAGGAATCGCTGGGATGTGGCTTGAATATGCCCTCGGGTGGCAACCCCTCCTTGGGAGCATCCGAGACGCTGCGGTAGCCTACAGTGCTTATGAAAACAAGCACAAGTACTATCGAGCATTTGGCAAGGGTACGTCGAACGCAGCCTCTACTACGACTTCGTCGAGCGGGTTGATGGGTTCTTACACCTACTACCTACAAGACTCCAATACGGTGCGTAAAACCACCGCTAGGATAAAAGGAGCCTGCCTCCATCGGATTGATGGTGTGCAAACTGGGCGTGCAACGGAGATCGCTAGGCTCAGCGGGTTTACACTCGCTGAATTTGTACCTACGATCTGGGAACTTATCCCCTACTCTTTTGTCGTCGACTATTTCACAAATATAGGCGACATCCTGAACTCGGCGCACGGACTTACTGCCAATTGGATTTGGCTAAGTGCGTCGAGGGAGGACAAGTCCACATTGACGTCCGCGCGGCGGCTTAACGAAAAGCTGCTGAAGCAGGTGGTACTTGATTACTGGTCTGGCGGGCAGACTTCCCCCCTAGAAATAGAGGAGGTGAGGTATACTCGTTGGTCACCGGAGTTGAGGTTACCAACCCTAGTTCTGGAGCTCCCAGCTTTGGGGTTCCAGTGGGCGACCATGCTCTCGCTCTTAACACAAGCGATTAATGAGCACGGAACTAGAACCGGGCGATAAGCCCACTAACCCTTAACTACTTCCCGAAAGGAACTCTCCATGTCTTTTGCTCCTGCGTCACCGATTACCGGTGCGGCCATCACAGGCCTGACTTCGCCCACGTATACTCATGTCGCGGATACCCCTCCTAACGCTCGATCTAAGCAATATGCTGTGACTGCGTTGGGCGGAACCCAGACAGGGGCTGTGGCTCATTCCCTCGGGTCTCCCTTCACCCTGACGATGTTCCTCCCTGGAACGTTTAAGTCGTTGGGCCAGCCGAATCCTTCCGGCGTTATCCGCGCGTTTCCCCGTAATACGTTTGAGATTCTCACGAGGAAGTCTGTGAATGTTCTGGCAAATCAGCCAGCACAGCTCCTTATGATTCGAACCTCTATTACGGTTCCTGCGGGCGCTGATACGTATGATGCCGTCAGCATTAAGGCGGCTTTGTCGTGTCACTCCGGTATGTTATGGGCGGCAATCCAAGGATTGTCCGACACCGTAATTACTGGCGTCCTGTAGTGGGTGGGCAGAAATGTTCACACCAGAAGAACGCGTTGAGAAGAAGGTCACTCAGGGAGTATGTCCGTTAACGGACAATACTCGAGGTAACCACAGAGGTTTTCTCCAATTAGGAGCCTTGAAGCTATGTCTTTTATTTCTGCTCTTTGTGCTACACTCCGGCGTGATATTCTCGCTAATCTGGGCGGTGGATTCGATGACATCATTTTTGGATCAGATCCTAGTGACGTCATCGGTTACCGGCCCGGAGCAAGCGTTGCCACAGTCGCCTGTACCCAGCTACTTAAATCCATCCCCAAGAAATTCGAGGATGAAATAGACAGGGCTCAAGCCGATGCGGCAGCTTTCAAAAAGCTCCGCGAGGTTATGGATCATGTCAGACGCTGGGATCCAGCAAAGACTGACTGTTTAGGTCCCTACGACGAAGTAGTGATAGGGGAGTTTCAAAAAACTCTCTGGGACTTTTTTAATCCAGAGGGCTTCCCCTTATTCTCTGAGGCCAACATATTGGAACATGTTGACTTCGGTCCTGGGGCTTCGACAGGGGCCAGTGACACCCACTTCCTAACAAAGTTGGGATGCGGGGAGTTATCTGCGCCAAATCAACTGGTCATAGATTTATTTGACCAGTGGGTTAGGGACTCCGAGCTAAGGGTCGATTGCGAAATCGCTAGAACCCTGGCTCACGGCAGTCCGACAATCGCCGGACCTGAAGAAATTACTGCGGTCCCGAAAACCGTGAAGATCTCACGGCTCGTAAAGAAGGAATCTCCTCTTGGGATGTTTTTCCAGAAAGGGATGCAGCGGGTATTAGAGGACCGAGTGCTAGAATACTTTGGAATAGACACTTCTGACCAACCAGCTTTGAATGCTGAACTGGCCAGGCTAGGGTCGATCTTCCTAGAGTTTTGCACAATGGACCTTGAATCCGCGTCTGACTGCCTCGGCCTTGCTATGCTAGACCGGAATATACCTAGGTCAGCAATGACCTGGATTAGACTCCTACGTAGTGAAACAGCTGTGGTAGAAGGGGAAGTCACTATGTTGCCAATGATGGCGACAATGGGAAATGCTTTCACCTTCCCAATGCAAATAGTGATCTTTGCGAGTGCTGTGGTGGCTGTCTATAAGTCCCTGGGAATACCCGTGATCCGTAATAAGCGCGAGAAATTTGCGCTGGGTCATAGGGTGGCACCGGGGGCCGACCAGACTAGTACATCACAAGTGGTCAATCAATGGAAAGAACTCGGATATCCGCTAGGAAGCGGCTCCGGGGTAATCCTTGACCCCATTACCCATCAACTCCTAGGAATTGAGGAGAAGGTGACCCCAGGAAACTTTGGGGTGTTTGGGGATGACATCATCGTAGTAAAGGATGCGTACAACCCAATGATTAGGTTGTTGACGTACCTTGGCTTCCGAGTGAATATTGAAAAGTCATTCGGGCCAGATGATGGGCCATTTCGGGAATCCTGCGGCTCCGACTGGTATGACGGAGTAAACGTCAGAGGCGTCTATGCAAAAAGCGCCAAGACGGAGCAGGATCGATGTGTCTTAATCAACAGCCTTGTAAGCTGGTCAGCACGCCATGGAATTATTCTTTCCGAAACCATAGCGTGGCTTCTCAGCCAAACATGTCGGATGGAAGTACCTCCTTGGGAGAACCCCGATTCTGGTATTAAAGTCCCTCTAAGTTGCGTCACTACTCCACGTGTCTTTCGTGCTATCCGTCCCTCGAAGTTGAAGGATGGACGGCACTACCAAGGGTCATACCTTTACAAAGGGTATGAGCCCAAGGAAATTTCTGAACGCGTGGGAACGGAATCGTTTAGTGACGTCGAGGCGCCGGTGGTGGAAGGGCAGGTAAACCCATCTGCTATTCTGCTGGCGGCCGTAAAAGGCACGTTACGCGGGAACCGGAAAACTAAAAGGGCCACACGAGGTAGGCCCACCGGTTATAGAAGCGTTGTCAAGGTAGCTCCGTGTTGGGACTATCTTGATAGGAAGAGCCCGGATTACGGGCATAGGCTACGATGGTTTGTCGTGGCCGAGGGGTACTTCAAGGAGCAAGTAGCTCTCGAGTAGTACGAACCCAAAGGTAGGG